GGGGTATTATATTATGTTAGTTAATGTAATGTAATACAATGGTTAAATGAAACAAGTGGGATAAATTCAATGGCTAGAATGTTTCCTAATATCTCTGAAATCGTTTACACGAACAGAGAATCGGTGTAACTTTTGGGATTCAACATCTCTACTTTCCTCGTTAGACCAGAAAGTATCGAAGTCATGTGGCTGTAGATTAAACATGCGTGTGAAGAGCTCACGATACATGTCATCCACATATGGTATAATGGCTTTAAGATGGAGTTTCGATATAGCAGCATCGGCTTGTTTGAGTCTTCGTATGGAATCTCTGTCGAAGTCTTGCGCCTCATGTTCTTTCTTCAAGTGATGCTTAATAATGAAGAGGGCAATCCTACGCCAATGTCTTATACCTACCCTAGAGAGCACAATGTCGTACCTAACGAAATCTGCGAGAATGCGGCCTGCGAGGCCGCCTTCGATTCCGAGAATGTCGACGTTCACGATCTTATCTTTCTTGTAATTTTCCATGCCTTTGTACATGGACATCACGATACGGTCTCTTTCATTGCACTCGTCGAGTCTGATGAAACGCTTAACAGGTATCCCGAAGTCGATACCCGTGGCTTCCAATATTGACAGAGCTTGTAACTTACCTAATATAGTCTTAGCTAGAGCATCGTCAGTAGAGCCTATGATATTGCAAAATCTGTTCAACATACGTTCGGAGTCAACGTAATAACCACCTTCACTGTAGAAGACGTGGCAGAACTCTACCTCCCAGCCAGGTTCGAATCTTATGGCACCATCGTAATCGATGGTATATCCAAGCTTAGTTAGATGTTTTTCAAGGACTTCCAATTGAGTTTCGTCATCCATAAATAACAAGGTATCGTCACCGTCACAGTAGAACGTAAAGTGCTCGAGGCCAGCAGCTGTAAGTGCAGTGCCAACTGCTAGGCAGTTCCCTGATCCGGTGAACAAATCACCACTGTGGCGCATTGGGATATCATGTTGGACAGCTCCCTTGGTCTTAGCACAGCTAAGTTCTTCAGCTGCTTCCTTGTCCAGGCCAAGGTCGGCGTACATATCACACTCTGCCGCAAACGCTTGGTTTCTATGCGTAGCATCGAAGTTCTTAAAGTCTATTGGGACACAAACTCTAAACTTCTTAGACAGTTCGGTGATAGTGAGCCATCGATCATGAACAGAACTTCCTTTGGCGAAGATCTTGTGGCCATATTGACTAGTAAAGGATAACAAGGTTTGTTCGAACCAATGGAAGAAGTTCTTGTAGGCAACGTTGAAAATGGGCGTGTTAGGGGATATGAGACGGACGGCCTTACGCACAAACGAATCGTGGTTAAGAGCTTCCATCTTCATAAAAGTGGTGTATTTGACA